ATGCCGACCACATTCAAACCTGTTGTCTACGCCGACAATAAACGGCAGGACGGAACCTACAACGTAAAGATACGAGTGACCCATCGACGGCAGACATTGAAGCTGTCGACGAATATGTACGTCGCCGCACACCAAATGACGCGCGCGCTTAAACTCAAAGACCAAAGCATAATCGACGAGGCGAAACGAATCATCGACAACTGGCGCGCCATCGTCGGACGGCTCGGAGCTGCGGCCGACGTTATGACCGTCCGGCAGGTAGTCGACTACATCAAGCAGACGGAGCAGAACAACATGGCTTTCGAACTCGATTTTATCGCCTACGGACGCAAAAAGGCCGAAACGATGCGCCCCGGAACGGGCATCGGGTATCAGATCGCCTTAAATGCGTTGGTGCGGTATATCGGCACGGAAACACTTGACATCAGCCGGATAAATGCCCGATTCCTTACGGGCTTCGAACAGTTCATCGAGGCCGAACCCGTTCTGACGCACAGCAGAAAGGGCGCAATCCGCCAACTACACAAGACCAAGAAAGGCGGCCGCGCCATATCATCCTATCTTGCCTGTGTCCGCCACATCCATAATCTCGCAAAACAAGAGTTTAACGACGAAGAATTGGGCGTCATCCGCATACCGCAATCACCGTTCAAAACCTACAAGGTCAAGCAACCGCCAAAGGTCAAAAAACGAGCCGTCAGCCCCGATATACTCCAACAAATAATCAACCTCGGCGATGAACCACGCCGCGCTGGGTCGATCTCTGATTTCACGCGCCGCGATCTTGCCCGTGATTGTTTCCTCCTATCGTTCGGCCTTGCAGGCATGAACGCAGCCGACCTGCTGTCGTGTCCGGCGCAGCCGCTCGACGGCGACGTTATTATCTACAATCGGCAGAAGACCGCGAGCCGCCGCGAGGACGAGGCCGAAATGCACATCCGCATCGAACCGCAGATCGCGCCACTCGTCGAGAAATACAAAGACCCCATGGGAAAGCGGTTGTTCCGGTTCCATTTGCATTACAGCACGGGAAACACGTTCAACTGCGCGCTGAATCAAGGTTTGAAGCGAATAGACGCGGCCCTGCGGGCGATCCGCGACGCCGACCAACGTCAGAACGACGCCACAGGCGAAGATCGCCCCCTGCCGGAACATATCACATTCTATGCCGCCCGGCACAGCTGGGCAACGATAGCCCGTTCGGCCGCGCTCAAAATCGACAAATACACCGTACACGAGGCACTGAACCACGTCGACGCAGATATGAAAATAACCGACCGATATATCGACCGCGATTGGTCGGTCATTTGGCAGGCAAATGCAAAAGTACTTGGCCTGCTCGATTGGTCGGAACTCAAAAAAAGAGAAGAAAATCGGAAATAATCGGCGGGAATTTTGCATAATAAACAAATGTTTATTATATTTGCATTGTCAATAAAGCCAAAAGGATATGAAAAAACCAAGCAAGGAACAAAAGGAGTTCGAAGCAGAGCTAATTTACTATTTAAGGCTTTACAGCGAACTAAAAGGAAGAGAGGGAGCCGCAAAAATCCTCGCTTCCATTGAGGAGGAAATCAACAAGCTGGTCGAAATCCTCAAAGAATTGTAAAACACAGCTCCCCGCCTTGCGGGGCGGGGAGCATAAACAAAATAGACTATGGCAACCAAGAAAGAAATGGACGATTTGAAACGTCGTTTTATAAGCGCAGAAACGGAAGAAGAACGTAACGAAATCGGCAAAGAGATTTCCGCAGCAATCGAACAAAACGCCGAGGAGGTCGCCGCGATCACCCTTTCGCAGATCAAGGAAACGAACGAGCGCGCACAGGACGAATTAGTGCGCAATCGCCTTAAATCTGTGCTTCCGGCAATTTCGTTGTCCTACATTGCCAAGACTTATTTCAATAAAAGCCGCAGTTGGCTGAATCAGCGTATTAACGGCAACACGGTTAACGGAATGCAGGCCAAATTCTCGCAGGAGGAGCTACGCACGCTCGATTATGCGTTGAAAGACCTTTCGGAAAAACTTGCAGAAATTCGCGTTTCATAGCCTTTGCTTTATTGACAATCTCGCAGAAGCGAAACGCGACGCCCCGGCCAAACGGTCGGGGCGTTTTCTGTACATATTTTCACGGGGAAAATTAACCCCTGCGTACATAATTTTTTACATATTTTCGGGCTATTTTGTAAACATCTGCCCGCGGCCTGTCAACAGCCAACGAGGCGAAACGCCGTAATGCTCGACGATAAACGTCAGCCACGCCGTCGGAATCTCCCGGCGGCTATCCGTGTTATCGCGCTTTTTGTAAAAATTGCGCTTGTCGATGCCACCCTCGCGGCAAAACGTCTGTATCTTCGTTTCGCCCATCGCAAGCAAGGCATCGAACGCCTCGAAAAATCTGTCCGCAACGGTTTGCATAGATCAATACATTTTGCAAGCAGCTATGATTTCATCCTTATACTTGTAAATATCGTCCAATGATTCAAGCAGGTGTTTCTGCCCCCATTTCTCCACGTTGCAAGTTTCGAGATACTTATTTGAACTATTGAAATACAGGCGACAGATCGGTTTTCGGTTATTGTCGTCAAGCAGGATTCCGAAATACGACATCGTATCACGGTACTGCACGCGGTTAATATCGTCGACCTCCGGATAAAGAATTGACCGAACGATATAAAATCCCTGCAATTCCTCTTCCGTAGTTACGATTCGGTTATCCTCTATTTTTTCTGCCTCATCCGAAGTTGCGGCCACATCCGCCCCCTGTTCGGTCTTATCGACCTTGTTTTCTACTACCGTATCGGCAGAGATCGCCGATTTAAGGCGTTCATTTATGTAATCGTTGGTGTATTGTACAAATGCCTGTTTCACAATCGCGCGGAATTGCCCCATTACAACGTCGTTGAAACGGCCGGGATAAATCGGCCGGGCAAAGTATTTGACGAACTCGTCGCTGGGATTGTTGATTTCCCGGTCAATGGCATTTCGAATTTCATTTGTAAACTTCAATTCACTGGCGGTGTTGAGAATCGTGTCTACATCGAAATAACTCTTGTGGAACTCACGCAATTTATCGACCTGCGATTCCCGGTATTTCTCCATATTGAATTCGAAGAACGGTTTTTCATCCATCTTGTTTTTCTCTACCAAGTCGGTATAAAAACGATAGATAATGCCGTTGGTCAGAATGCCGAAGCGGGCGTTGGATACATGGAAATAACGAAACAGTTGCCCGTTATGCGATGTAAGGTCTTCTTTCCAATGTTTGCACTCAATCAGAATAATCGGCTGGCCGTCTTTATGAATGGCATAGTCGATCTTTTCCCCTTTTTTAATCCCTAAATCGCAAGTGTATTCGGGGACAACTTCCGTCGGGTCAAATACATCGTATCCGAGGGTTTGAAGAAACGGCATAATGAACGCCGTTTTGGTCGCCTCTTCGGTTTGGGTATTCTCTTTAAGTTTGATAACCCGTTCACTCAACAGCTTGATTTGATCTTTGAAATCCATTTTGATATGTTTTTACTGGTTATTGGCAGATTGGAAACCCGATTCGAGGGGTACATCTTCAAACTTAACGGCAACCCCGGACGCTTGCCACACAGGGCGTTTGTTTGCATCCAGTTCCCGGTAGATTCTTACACCGATCAAGCCGTTCGCCCCTCGCGTTTTAGCTCTTTCGACAAGCATATCAAGTATTTTATTAGGGGTTATATCATCCGCTGCGCCGGGGCCGAACTCCTCTCCGTACTCCATCGCAATCGAGGCAATAGGGAGGTATTTATATGTAGGTTGAGCCTCTGACGGAAAAATCCAAAAACCGCTGTTGATGTAATCTGCATAGTCAACAGAATACCTTACCGTATAGGCTTGGTATGTGCAACACGTCAAACACCAAACGGCGCAAAGTGCGACAATTCTACCAATCCCAAGATGGAGTATCGGCCCTTTCAGAATCTTCGAGGGGGGGGGAATTTTATAATCCCTACGCGTCGTAAAACGCAAGCCCCGACAGAGGCGAAGCCCGAAGCAAGTTTTTTCATAAAATATAAGGGTTAAAGTGTTTATATTAACTATTTTAAGGACATGCACATCAATACGCGATACATTCCGTAAATATCGGCGAATCGCACGGCAAAAGGCTGATATTTCGGGTCGGGATTCAAAGAATAGCACTGTACGGAATCGTCATCGTCCCCCTTTCGCACCTCCTTTATAACACTACCGTTACAGGTATCGAGGACATAAACCCGTCCCCATTCGATGAACGCCTTTTCGTCGACTTTTTTAATAAGCACCTGCGCCCCGTTCGGATAGTCCGGGGCCATACTATCGCCCGTTACCGTCATAACGAAATCAACGTCACGAATCGGCGTGACAACGCGCTCACACTCGGCAACTTTAATTGACACAACAAAGTCGTTGAGTGTCCCACCTTGCGCTGCGAGAGGCAACAGCGGAGCAGTAAATACATTCGGCGTTTCGGCTTTGTTTGTCGCCGTCGAGGTCTTCACAGAGCCGCCGCGGGTCATAGGCCCAACGCCCGTCATCAACCATTCTGTATTAAGGTCAGGATAACGTGATGCAATGCGTTGTAGTTTATCCGGCTGAACAGATACGCGGATTGTGTTCACATAACCAATCGTCAGCCCTGCTTCGCGCTCAAAAGCACGCACAGAACGCTCTTTCGATTTAGCGAACTTGACAAGCCTTTCTTTTATAGTCATATATAAAAAAATTTCACAAAAATTTCACAAAATGCTTTACAAAGTTTGCATAATATGATGCTTTGCTTTATATTTGCATCATAATTCACAGGGATTACGCATGAATTACGCACAAATATAACAAAAATTGTTTAATGCAATACATTATTATCGCATAAAGCACAACGCACGATGAACACAACGAGCCTTAACAGCGCGACGGGCAGCGTGCTCGGACTTGCCGAACTTATCGGAATAAGCCACGGTAAAATGCGCACTCTTATCGGCCACCTATGCGCCGCAGGACTGATAACGAGCGAATCATCGAACAAAGGAACGGCATTTCGACTTACTGACCGCGGCGAACAGGTATTGAATTTCACATCGGCAGACGTCGACGATTTTTCGACCATTCTGTCGGTTATCCAACGGCCTTTCGGCATAGCTATTTTACATATTATTAAACAACTAACGCACAACGCACTATGAAAAACAACATCGAAAATGGGATTTACATCCCCGAGGAACAGCGCAACCTTATCCCCGTCGACGAATGGGTGAAGCGCGAAGATCCGACCACAGCGCAGACCGTTGTACTTGTAACCGATTTCGGAATGCTCGAAATCGCCAAAGAAGACCTACCGGGCGGATTCAATTTCGAGGGCGCACAGAAAGCTGCCGCCGAATACCGCAAGGGCTTCCGCTGCCCGACCCGGCATGAAGCAATTGAAATGTACGACGCCCGGTTCCGTGGCCTCGACGAAGCGTTCAAGAAGATCGGCGGCGAACCCGCAACGACTATCGGCTGGACGAGCGAAGCCGACCCCGACCCGGAGTACAATTCCTACTACGCGTTCATCTACAGCGGTGGCACGGGCAACGTGAGCAACAACGGCAAGTGTAACACGCTCGCCGTGCGTCCGGTTTCCGCTTTCAAGAAATAGTTTCACAGTTCAATCATTCCCGCGCCCGGTTATCAAATACATCAAAAGCGCAACGATTGCCAAGGCGCAGATTCCAGCAAACCTTGTACCGCTGGCCGTCGTCTATGCGCGACAAGGTGAACAGCTATTGATCGTATCGCTCGACCATGTTTCGGGCAGCATCCGCTGGGCACATACCTACGAGGTTGCATTGTCGGGTTTCGATCTCGCTGCGGGCGGCACAATCGTGTTGAAGCTCGGTTCCGACCCTGCCGCCGCAGAGGTGTCGATAGCGTATACCGCAGGCGCAACGCTCGCGGATGTTGCATCGGCTATCAACGCGAAACTCAAAGGTGGGACACCCAATTACTCCTCGACGGATTATGGGGGATGGGCGGCGACTGCGGCGGACAATTTCGTCGTGATGGGTTCGAACACGTATAACGCCTCCCGTGCGGCGATTGCCGTTGTTGGCGGTTGTCAGATCGCAAGGACACCGGAAGACATTAACTACCAAACAACGTTGACGGGGGTGTTGATCGAGGGGTCAACCGAATATGTCCGCCGCAACAACGGCGTTAATTCGTCGTTTGCGGGCTGTAATCCCGAAAAATTCCTGCAATACTATTCGGCCAACGGAAGCGATACCACAGGAATCAAACCCGGAAGCAGCACCATAATTCGGGAAAGCGCCTTTACGGAAGAGGCCAACCCGGAACTGGTCGCCGCCTATCCGACCTACCGGGATTATCTGTTCGGAGAACATTTGCTGCAATATCCCGCAGCCTACGGCGCGCTGCTTCGTGATGGCAAGGCCAACACGCACCTGATCGGCGGTCTGCGGTTCGTCGACATCCACGGCGAAAGCGTTCCCCGTTATCCGGCCGCTGCGGCCGCTCTCGACTACGGCGTCACGGTCGAGGGCGCAACTACCGGACTGGAAGCGGGCGCATGGTGGCTGCCGTCCGTCGATGAAGTCTACCTGCTCATGCACGACCGCGTGCTAACGTCCGCCGACCGGGAAAGCGACCCTGTAAACCGCACGCTGTCGCGCCTCGGTAAGACGACCTGCTACGGATCGGGTTATTATCCGTGGACATCGTGCGAGTACAATTCCTACGGCGCGTTCGTCTACGGCGGCAGCACGGGCGGCGTGAACAGCAACTTCAAGTATGGCACGTTCGCCGTGCGTCCGGTTTCCGCTTTGTAAAAACAGTTTTCAGTTTTTAATTCCCGCGCCGCATCGCGTCGGCGTGCGGCGCGGGTTCGCAAGTTAGACCTATGGCAAAGAAATTATCTATCCTCGACAAAACGTTCCAACTGGCGTTGCTCCTGCATCGCCGGACAGCGGAATTCAATCGCAAATACAAATTCACTATCGGCGACCGCATCGACGTTGTGGCAGAGGAAGCGCAGGAAATGATACTGCGGGCGAATCATCAAACCGACCCGAAACGGGCCGCACAAATCATCTACGATTTCGTCCTGCGTATTGACACCCTGTCGCTAAAACTGCGGATGGCCGTTGCGCTGGGTCTGATGAGTGACGACGCAAAAGCACAATGCGATATGCTTATCGCAAAGATTAAAGACGAGGCGAGGGGTTGGCGAAACTATTTTCTGCGTGGCGAGGGTGTCGTCGGCAAGAGCAACGGGCCGTCGGCAGAGAGCCTATAATTATTATTTTGAAAAGGGTTTGCATACTATCATTCATAGTTATACCGACAATGCAAAAAACTGGCGAGTACAATTCCAACAACGCGTTCATCTACAACGGCAACACGGGCAACGTGAACAACAACAACAAGTATAACACGAACGCCGTGCGTCCGGTTTCCGAATTTCAAGGTAATGTAGACCCTTTCGCCTCGTTCTATAAATCAATGCGGGCGGCATATCGCCTATGCTTAAAAAACAAAGCGCATACCGCTAACGCGATACGCTTTTGGCTTGATGAAGAAAGCGAGCTTGTCGCGCTCGCCCGCGAGGTGTTCAACTGCGAATATGTCCCGCGGCAATCCATCGCATTTATCGTTACGAAACCATGCCTGCGCGAAGTGGTAGCCGCCGATTTCCGCGACCGAATCGTGCAGCACTATATCGTCATGCGCCTCGAAGCTCTTTTCGAGGAATGCGGAACACTCGACGATAACATGTTCAGTTGCCGCGTCGGGAAAGGCAACCTTGCGGCCATACAGGCCCTACAACAGCAGATATTCCACCAGTCGAAAGGTTATACCACCGACTGTTATGTGGCAAAATTCGACCTGCAATCATTCTTTATGAGCATCGACAAACGCCGTCTTTACGACGAGTTGGTCGCATTGGTCGCCAAGCGCTACGAGGGATGGGATAAGGATACGCTGTTGTATCTTATCCGCGTCGTTACGCTGCATAATCCGCAGGACAACGCCGTGCGGAAAACTCCACTTTGCGATTGGGCTGACCTGCCGCGCTCGAAGAGCCTCTACAATGTCGATTGGTTCCTCGGTTTAGCCATCGGGAACCTCACGTCGCAATCCGACGCGAATTTCTACAACGCACCCGCGATGCGGTGGATGCGCTCCGTTGGCCTCGCTCCTGTGAACTACGTCGATGATTTCGCATTCGTCGTCCGGGATAAGGCATCGTTTCTTACGGCCATGCCTTATATTCGAAACTATTTCGCCGCAGAACGGGGACTGACGATGCACCCGCGGAAATTCTACCTGCAACACTACTCGAAAGGCATCAAGTTTTTAGGTGCGGTTATCAAATACAACCGCGTCTACACGAACAACCAAACCGTCGCACGGTGTTTCGGAAAGATTCACTACTACAACGAAGCGTGCCGACACAGTAGCCGCCGCAAGGCCCGGCATGTCGAGAAGCTGGCGACAATCCTAAACTCCTATTTGGGGTTGATGCGGCATTTCGATACGTTCAACATTCGTAAACGCATCGCCGCAGAGGTCGGAACCGTATGGTGCGACTATATCCGTTTCGACGACGACATCACGACGGCAACGGTCGTCAAACATTTCCGGCAACGGGAAATCTGCAAATACAACGTCCGCAAACAACGCAGACGCGATTTATTCACACTCAAAAACTTACTCAACGATGGAAACACAGCAGCAAATTAACGAATTACAGTCGCGCCAGTTGGAACTGCGCGCGATCATGGCATCGTCGGACGAACGGGCCGCGAAATGCTTCAAAAACGGAACGTCGTTTCGTGAAACATACCCCGACGATTTCGCCCGATACGAGGCCGCAAACGCCGAATACAACCGAAACGAACAGACGCTGGCCAAACTCGAAGCGACGCGAGAAGCGGAACGAGCCGAGGAAGAGCAGGCGCATAATATCGACGCCGTATGAACCTATTGACCGAACAATCGACAATGGCCGAAACCATCGTGCAAAACTCGACGACAGCAATATTGACGTCGATTTTCTATCAAGCTCTTGCGGATTCGATCATTTGGTTGGTCGTTGCGGCTGTGGTTATCGTCTGCGATCTCTTTTTCGGCTGCGAAGCGGCCCGAAAAAGGGGTGAGCGTGTGCGCATTTCGCGGGCGGTTCGCCGCACAGTCAACAAAATGTGCGAATACCTGTGCTGGGTCATGCTCGGCCTTACTATTTCGATAGGATTTGCCGCCGACTGGCTGAAATACCTGATTTTCGCCATCATTTACGGTAATGAACTATCGTCGTGCTTGTCTAACTATTTTGCAGCAAAAGGCAAGCGGATAACATTTAACGTCTTTTCGTTGCTGGGGCGACGGCTCGGTATCGACGAACTCGAACAATGCCACATCGAGGAAGATGACCGGAATAATAAAAACACAGCCAACAAAGACGATAGCATAACTTATTAAAACCACGGCAATTATGGCAGATGCGCAAAAACTCGTTCCGTTCATCCTATCGTGGGAAGGCGGATATGTGAACGACCCCGACGATGTGGGCGGAGCAACCAACAAAGGAATAACGATTGCAACGTGGCGGCTGCACGGATGCGATAACGACGGCGACGGCGACATTGATGCCGACGACCTGCGAATCATAACGAACGAGCAATGGATGGAGATTTTCAAATGTCAGTATTGGGATAGGTGGAAGGCCGACGAGATCGAAAATCAGTCCATCGCAAATATCGTTGTCGATTGGGTGTGGGCGTCGGGCGTCCACGGCATCAAACAGGTACAAAAAATCCTCGGCGTCGAGGTCGATGGCATCGTCGGCCGCAAAACACTCGCCGCACTTAACAGCCGCCCCGCAGACCCGCTGTTCCATCAGATACAAGCGGCACGCATCGCGTTCGTCGAAAATATCGTCCGACGAAAGCCATCCCAACGGAAATTCCTGCGGGGATGGAAGAATCGCATTTTAGCAATTAAATTCGAACCATGAAACGTGTAATCCTTTTACTTGCGATTGGCTGCTTGTGTTGCGCGTGTGCATCCACGCGCAACACCTCGCGTTCATCCGCGCAGGAGCGCGTCGAAGAGCAAGCCGAATCGGAGCGGCAAATCTCAACGCAGGAGCAGGCGGAGGAGCAGCGCGACGTCGTAACGATTTCGAAAACCACGACGGAAACGAAATCGACGACAACCATCTACGATACGAGCAGCCCCGCTGCCGACAGCTTGGGAATCCCGCCGCCCCAGCAGACGACCACAACGGAAACGAAAACCACAAACACGACGGCAACCGTCGATAAATCCGTTATTCGTCAGATCGTCGACGAGCAATTACGCGAAGCCGCCAACGAACAAACCACGACGAACAAACAGGAAGACACAGGCACGGAAGAGATCAAAGAGGATTCGACACCGAAGAACCTGCGTTGGCTCGGCATCATTGCAATCTGCGCAACCGTCATCATGGGATGTTTTTTCGTACTCCGTTTTGTCGGTCGAAAATAATTTGTACCTTTGCACCGATGTCGTTTTACGGCATCGTGCGTTGTGCGGGTGTTGCTTCGGCGACCCCGCATTTTTGCAAAAGTTGTCAGATTGTTGTCAAATATTTTTCGGCTCAATTCGCAATTTGCTGAATATATGGCTTGTAGAATAGATAAATACAAGGTTTCCTAACCTAAATTCGCGTTCGAGTCGCGGTGGGGCTACAAGAAAGGAGGAATCAATATCCCTCCTTTTTTTGTGCCCCTGAACCCATGCAGCCCCCCAAACCACCCTTTGAAAAGGGAGACTTCCGCACATCCATGCCGGGTAAAAAGCGAGAAAAGCTTATTTCTCCTTTTCTTGTGGAATTTTACCTATCTTTGCTCCCGTAAAATCACGATTATGGAATCGCTTAAAGAGTTATACAGGATCGGCAGCGGCCCGTCGAGCAGCCACACGATGGGTCCCAAGCGGGCCGCCGAACGGTTTGCGGAACGCTGCCGCGACGTCGACGCCTACCGCGTGACCCTCTACGGATCGCTGGCCGCCACGGGCAAGGGCCACCTGACGGACGTGGCGATCCTTTCGGTGCTCGAACCGGCCGCCCCGACCCGGATCGTCTGGAAACCGGAGGTCGTGCTCCCCTTCCACCCCAACGGCATGCTGTTCGAAGGGCTGAAAGGCGACGAAGTCGTCGATTCCTGGACCATTTACAGCGTCGGCGGCGGGGCGCTGGCCAACGAGGCCTCGCGCCTCGAAACGCCCCGGAGCATCTACCCGCTGTCGACCATTTCGGAGATCAAGGAGTGGTGCTACCACGAGGGCAAGACCTTCTGGGAGTATGTGAGCGACTGCGAAGGTCCCGAAATCTGGGACTACCTCGACACGGTCTGGGAGACGATGTGCGCAACCATCCAGCGCGGCCTGAACAACGACGGCGTGCTGCCCGGAGGGCTGAAGGTCGCCCGCAAGGCCTCGACCTACTGGGTCAAGTCGAAAAGCTACACCGACTCGCTCTCCTCGCGGGCCAAAATCTACGCCTACGCGCTGGCCACCTCCGAGGAAAACGCCTCGGGCGGCACGGTCGTGACAGCCCCCACGTGCGGGTCGAGCGGCGTCATGCCCGCCGTGCTCTACCACCTCTCCACCTCGCGCAACTTCCTGCGCATCCGCATCCTGCGGGCGCTGGCCACCGCCGGACTTTTCGGCAACGTCGCCAAGACCAACTCCTCCATTTCGGGCGCCGAGGTCGGCTGCCAGGGCGAGGTCGGCGTGGCGTGCGCCATGGCTGCCGCCGCCGCGTGCCAGCTCTTCGGCGGAACCCCTTCGCAGATCGAATACGCCGCCGAGATGGGTCTCGAACACCACCTGGGCCTCACATGCGACCCCGTGTGCGGACTGGTGCAGGTCCCCTGCATCGAGCGCAACGCCATCGCCGCAGCCCGGGCCTTCGACGCCAACGCCTACGCCACGCTCTCCGACGGCTCGCACATGGTGAGCTTCGACAAGGTCGTGGAGGTGATGAACGAAACGGGCCACGCCCTTCCGAGCCTCTACCGCGAAACCTCCGAAGGGGGCCTTGCCAAACGCTTCAAACGATAAGGTTTCGGGCGCGCCGGAAGCATCCTTCCGGGCGTGTGACGATTTTTCCCTGTAAACGGATAAATTTTCCCCGTCGGACAACCTCCGGCGGGTTAATTTTGTTATCAGCAAACGTCAACCTAAAACCACAATACGTATGAGACGATTCTTACTCCTTCTGCTGGTCCTCCCGCTGCTCGCCGGAGCGTGCGGCGACGACGCCACCGAAGACACCCCCGATCCGCCCGCAACGACGCTGCCGGCCGGGACCAGGGACGATCCTTTCGGCGTGGGAAAGTCCGTCACCGTCAGCGGACTGCCCGACAAACTGCTGATCGGCCTGGCGGCCAACAGCGGCGACAGCAAGAAGACCTCGGAAGCCGTCTTCAGCGATGTGAAAATCAACGGTCAGACGGTCGCCTTCGAATAAGCGGCCGATCCGTCCCAATGAAAAAGCCGCACCCTTTCGGGAGCGGGATTAAAAGGGCATAACGACCTGATTTATCGGATCATTACATTTTTGTATAGGGATAATAGGTAACGAAAAGGCAACGGTTTATTTTCAGCGTCTTGCGCTCAAATACCGCATTTCAAATAACCGATTACAAAATACAAAAAAAATGCGGATTTGACAAATTTGCTAAAAGGGCAGCATTCTAACGCATGGATATTCCATTTTCTCAAGCATACAAGGTTCTTGTTGGAAGAAATAGAACAAGAAGTTATCATTAGTGTCAAAACACAAGATGCTTGAACAGTTTTATGTGTCAGTTATGATGAAGGAAATTCAACCGAATAATCATCGCAATAAAAACAATCATTCACTTATTTTCTTCCTCTCAAAGAAGGGTTCGGGCAATATGATTTTATCTCTATTGCAGCATTCTCGCTCTGTCAACAAACAATGAAATTGATCATTGAACGCTTGAATCGTACCCTTGTCGTGGCAACGTACAGTCATCGGGGCCTTTCGTCCGAAGATAAATTGAGGTTGTTCAGCATCAAAAAACCAAACACCTTCCCAGTTTACTACTGTTCTGAAATACAGCCTAAACCCCCTCTTCGCCTGATCTCATACATCATCATCGATTAGGAAAATATCTTCCACCGAATATAACTGGGAAAGAAAACATTGATTTCATCGAGTTGCAACAAGCTGAATCCGCTGACTGCTGCTATTCAGCATAAAATTATCGTAATTATCTTTGTCGAGCGGAGAAAGATAACCGTTTATTTTCGCAACAAGTCCCATCTGGTCGCGCCGGTAATAACAAGTGTCGGTACTATTGTGTTCTCTTAACCCGGAAGGGCATCCAGATCGACGAAAAAGCTATACTATTGATTTACAGCTAGCAGGAATCGGATAAATTAGTTCTTCGCCACTTGCGAGCGTGAAGGTGATTGTAGAGTTCAGAAGATGTCTAAAACTCGAATGCATGGGTCCAGACATCAAAGATAGGGGTATTCCTCAAGTTGAGCCGCTTGAAGATCAGGAGCTGCTGGCATATACTACGAGAAAAGAAGCAGAGTGAGATAATGCAAATACTCGGTCAAAGCACGGGTAACATTACCAGCCAGAGAACATATATACACAGGGAACTCGGGGCTGACAGCCTCCGACAACCTATACCTTTGTCTGCGGGAGTAGATGAAGCCCGAGGCAGAGCCTGAAGAGGCAGAAATGGAGGTGCTGAAACTGAAGTTAAAATCGAGAATTCGACGACGTTATGATTTCGAGTATCGAATAATATTTACGGGTTCAGACGCGACCGGATTATCTTTTCACCCGCACCTCGTACAGATCGCTGCGGCGATCCTTGAGGTTGCGGACGCTGCCGTAGGTGTGCAGCTCGTTCAACAGGTTCAGGTTAATGTCCGAAATAAGGATCATCTCCGTATTGGGCGTCGCCTCCGCACGCCGTCCGTCCGTCGGAAAAGCGAAATCGCAGGGCGTGAAGACTCCGGAGCGCGCATACTGAATGTCCATGTTGTGCACCTTGGGCAGGTTGCCCACACTGCCTGCGATCACCACGAAACATTCGTTCTCGATGGCGCGGGCATGGGCGCAGACTTGCACGCGCGAATAGGCATTCTGCGTATCCGTGAGGAACGGCACGAAGAGAATCTGCATCCCCTCGGAGGCCATAATGCGTGAAAGTTCCGGAAACTCAACGTCGTAGCAGATCAATACGCCGATCTTCGCGCAGTCCGTCTCGAACGTGCGGATCGTCTTGCCGCCACTCAATCCCCAGCACTTCATCTCGTCGGGCGTAACGTGCAATTTTTCATACATTTCGTAAGTTCCGTCACGGCGGCAGAGGAACCCCACGTTGTAAAGCTGCCCGTCGTCTTTGATCTGGGGCATGCTGCCCGTGATGATATTGATGTTGAACTTAATGGCCAATGCGATAAACCGGTCCCGGATTTCATCCGTATATTGCGCCAGCCCGCGAATGGCCTCCGATTCGCTGACATCGTTGAACCGCGCCATAAGCGGAGCGTTGAAATATTCGGGAAAAAGAACGAAATCGCTCTGATAGCCGCTCACGGAATCGACGAAAAACTCCACCTGTTCGAACAGGTCGTCAAGGGTCTTGTAGCTGCGCATTTGCCACTGTACGATGCCTACGCGCACCGTGGTTTTGGGCAGGATGTACTCCTCGGTCGGAGCCTGATAATAGATGTTGTCCCACTGAAGCAGGCAGGCGTAGTGGCGCGACTCCTCGTCGTTGGGCAGATAGTTGCGCATTACTTTACGGACATGGAAATCGTTCGAGAGCTGGAACAACAGCACAGGATCGACAATTTCACGTTGGCGCACTTTGTCTATATATTCCTTGGGGCGCATCTGTTCCGCATACTTATGGTAGTTGGGCAGACGGCCCCCGAACATGATGGCTTTCAAGTTGAGTTTTTCGCACAGTTCCTTGCGGTATTCGTACATGCGCCGCGCCAGACGCAGTCCCCGGTAGTCGGGATGGATGAAGACCTCGATGCCGTAGAGGATGTTACCCTTGCGGGTGTGGGTGTCGAATGTTTCATTCCCCGTAACCTGGGCGTAGGTGTGGTCGTTCTTCACGTCATCGTAATTCACAATGATCGAAAGCGCGCAGCCTACGATCTTGCCGTCCACGACTACGACGATCTGCCCCTCCGGGAAGATGCGAATCAGTTTGTCGATTTGCTTCGGCGTCCAAAAAACGTCGCTTCCATCGGCATAGACGCGGGTAAAGGAACTGGCCAGTTGGTCGTAATCCTCTTTCTGAAGATTGCGAATTTCTACTTTATTGATTTCTAACGTTTCCATAAACACATGGGTTGAAAAAACGTACAAAGATACTCTTTAACTTCCGAAAACGCCAGAGAGAGGAAAATATAAGAAGAGCGGCACTCGAAATTCACACCGCTCTCCTCTCTGCCGGTGCCGCAGACTTTATCACCCCGAATTAAGAATCGTAAGTTGCGGAAACGGGAACGAAATACCCTCCTCGTTGAAGGTGGCGTAAATTGTAAGTTTCTTCATGGTTAGTATATGGAATTCAGCAGGTCCGTTTTCCCGTCGTTTACAAGTTTGAGGATCAGTTCCCCGAAGAGGGTGTTCTGCCATGCGAACCACGGGCGGGTGAAATTCGCAGCATCGTGGCGCGAGAAGGATTCATGCATGAAGCCCGTCCCGGCATCGGTGGTCATCAGGGCGACGATGCAATCGCGGATCTCGGCGTCGTCCTCCGACGTGAAGGCCCGCATCATGATGCTCATGGGCCAGATCATCTCCACGCCGATATGGGGTCCTCCGATGCCCTCTCCGGCAGCTCCGCGCCAGAAATAGGGATTTTCCGTGCTCCACACGAA